GAGAGGCTACTCAAAATTGTAAAGATACTTATGTTGCTGGATATTTTAATACTACATCTGCAATCAACGCAGTACAATTTAGCATGTCATCAGGCAACATAGATAGTGGAGTAATAAAATTATATGGCATTAGTTAAATACAACAACAATAGCATAAGTGCTGTAACCTCTACAGGATTAGCAACAGGAAGCCTAGTACCTATTAAAACTTTAACTGCTAGTTCTAGTGCTACATTGTCATTCGTAGATGGAAGTGATGGAGTAGTCTTGGATAGCACATATCCTATTTATGTTTTTAAATTAATTAATATTCACCCATCAGCTTCAGATGCTTTTTTTGAAATTAATTTTAGTACAGATAGTGGAAGTAATTATAACGTAGCAAAAACCACAACATTATTTAATTCTTATCATAATGAGGGTGGAAGTGCCACAGGATTAAATTATAATTCATCACATGATTCTGCACAAAATACTGGTGGTGCTAGACTTGTGACATCACAAGGTAATGGAAATGATGAATCTTTTAGTGGAGAAATTTTTTTATATAATCCATCATCTACGACATTTGTAAAACATTTTATGTCAAGATTATCTACTCATGGTAGCAGTAGTTATCTATATGATTTTTATTCTGCTGGATATGGAAATACAACATCTGCTATTGATGGAGTAAAATTTGCTTATGCTAGTGGCAACATAGATGCTGGAAAAATAAAACTCTATGGAATTAAGGATAGCTAATGTCAATTATAAAACTAAACAACAGAGGTGTTAAAGATGCAACAGCATTTGGAAGTATATCTTCATTAGGAAGTTTAACTTTTATATCCAAGCAAACTGCATCATCATCAGCTAACATTAGCTTTACATCAGGAATTGATAGTACATATAAGGAATATATTTTTTATTTTGTAAATATGCACTCTGAAAGCAATGATATACCTTTTCAATTTCAAGTTAATGCAAGTGGTCAAACAGGATTTAATGAAACTATAACATCAACTGCTTTTGATGCTTATCATGCAGAAAATGGTAGTGCATCTGCTTTAAGATATTTAACTGGTTCAGATCAAGCACAAGGTACAGGTTATCAAAATCTTTCAACAGCAACTAATGGAAATGATGAAAGTCAAAGTGGATTTTTACATTTATTTAATCCTAGTAGCACAACATTTGTAAAACATTTTATGTCAAGATTTCAAGATACACACTCTAGTTATAGTACAGATCAATATGTAGCTGGATATATAAACACAACATCAGCAATAGATGAAGTTTCTTTTAAATATTCTACAGGAAACATAGATAGTGGGGATATAATTTTATTTGGTTTAAACTAATTTTAGGATATAAGGAGATATTATGACAAGACATCACAATATAAATGGGAACATAGTTCCTTTTACAGCAGAAGAAGAAGCACAAAGAGATGCTGAAGAACAAGCATATTCTGATGGTGCATTTGATCGTGCTATGGTAGATTTAAGAAGTAAAAGAGATAACCTTTTAAAAGCTAGTGATTGGGAAGTAATTATGGCTAAAGAAAAAGGCTCAACATTATCTGCTGGATTTAAAACATATAGACAAGACTTACGAGATATTACAGAGGGTTTAACAACTGTTGAAGATGTTAATGCTGTTACATGGCCAACTAAACCATAAGGGGTTTAAATGCAACTTTCAAAACATTTTACATTAGAAGAATTTGAGAAATCACAAACTGCGACTAGAAAAGGCATAACTAATAAAGCTGGTAGTGGAGAGATTAAAAATCTAGGCGATCTTTGTTATGAAGTATTAGAGCCTGTAAGAGCAAAGTTTGATAAGCCTGTAACTATTACATCAGGATATAGAAGCCCAGAATTATCAGAAGCTATTGGTAGTAAAGCAACATCACAACATTGTTTAGGAGAAGCAGCAGACTTTGAAATAGCTGGTGTATCTAATTTGCAAGTAGCATTATGGATTGAAAACAATGTGGACTTTGACCAATTAATTTTAGAGTTTTGGAAAGAGGGAGAACCTAATAGTGGTTGGATTCATGTTTCATATAAAGATGGTTCTAATAGAAAACAAGTATTAACATTTGATGGAAAATCATATACAAATGGATTACCAGAGGCCAAATGGTCAGATGGAAAATTAACAAACTAATAGGAGAATATTATGCCAATGGGAAAAGGAACATATGGGTCTAAAAGAGGAAGACCAGCTAAAAAGAAATCTAAAATGAAAAAGAAGAAGAAAAAGTAATGGCTACAAAGAAACCTATATTTGCTAAAGCTAGACCAAAAAGATTAGGAAAACCTAAATCTTTTAACAAAAAGTCTAAAGCATATAAGTCAGCTAAAAGAACAGCAGATAAAAAGTTTGGTAAAAAGGTTTCTTTGTATAAAAACATATTTATTTCTAAAGCTATTAAGAAATATAAACCAAGAAAGAAAAAATGAGCATAAACCATCTAACACCAATGCCATTAGGACTTGCTATTCAAAGAGGTAATATTAATAATTTTTCAGGAGTTCAAAAATTTGGATACAACACAGCAGTAGGGACAGTATTTGAAACAATATGGGAAAATGGAAGTCTTTATTCTTACCCTACAACTCCAACTACAGCAGTTGCAACATCTACTTCAACAGATGATAATGATAGCTTACTTCATATTTATGGATTAGATTCGAATTGGGATTTAGCTGATGAGGTTATTACAGTTGGTGGTTCAGCTTCTACTACATCTTTTATTAGAGTGTTTAGATCAGTATTAGAAAATGCTAATACAGGAGTTGTTAATGTTGGTAAAATTACAACAACAGTTAATTCAATAGCTGTTTCAATAGTTGATGTTGGTTATGGACAATCACTTCAAGCTGTTTATTCAATTCCTAGAAACTATCGTGGCTTTTTAATGTCTATTGATGTTGGAACAAGTAAGCAAAAAGAAGTTGAGGCTAAATTTATGCAAAGACCTTTAAATGGAAATACTTTTCAAACTAAATCATTAGTTACATCATTTGGAACACCTTTTAGAAAAGACTATTTAGTACCAGAAATTTTATCAGAAAAATCAGATTTAGAAATGAGAGCCAAAGCAGATGCTACAACAGCAATTTCTGCTGGATTCCAATTAATCCTAGAGAAAGTAGTTCAAAGCTAATGACTAAAAAGCCTAGAACAACAGGAGAACATATTGTTTCTTTGTATGGGCATATCAAAGGTTTAACTAGAGAAATTAATATTATCAAAACAAATCATCTGAAACATATGCACCAAGATATAGATAAGATTGATTCTAAATTTGATAAACTAACATCTTGGATTATTTATGGAGTCGGTGCAGTAGCAATCGTGTTCTTAACCCAATTACTTTACATTTTCTCAAAATAGTTATACAACAAATACTTGTATGAATCATAAAAGAATACTTGTTATATCTGATATGCACATTCCATATCATCACAAAGACTCAATCAGATTTTTAAAAGAAATTAAAAAAGAATTTAAACCAGATACAATAATTAATATTGGAGATAGTTTAGACTTTCACGCAATATCTATGCACGACTCTAACCCAGATTTATTTAGTGCTGGTCAAGAATTAGCAGAAGCCAGAAAGTATGTAAAAGAATTAGAAGATATATTTCCAATTGTTACAGAAGTAGATAGTAACCATTCTAGCCTTGTTTATAGACGAGCATTAAAGCATGGAATGAGTAAAGAATTTTTAAGAGATTATGGAGATTTTCTAGGCACTAAAAAATGGAAATGGACAGATGATTTAACTCTTACTATGGCCAATGGCCAAAGATGTTTTTTTACACATGGAAGAAGTGCAGATGTATTAAAGGTATCTCAAACTATGGGTATGTCAGCAGTACAAGGCCACTATCATACAAAGTTTGTAATATCTTGGTGGGCTAATCCTGATAATTTATTCTTTGGTATGAATGTAGGTTGTTTAATTAATCAAAAGTCTATGGCCTTTGCTTATGCCAAGAATTTTAAGACAAGGTTTATTCTAGGTTGTGGAATTATCTTAAATGGTATTCCAAGACTACTTCCTATGGTTTTAAACAATAAAGGGGATTGGATAGGTAAAATTGTCTAGTTTAAAGCCACAGAGAGCCACAGAGAAAGCTACTGACAAGCAGATAGGGGGAAACCATTATAAATCCTTTGCCATAGCCCCAATCGAGTTTATTTCAAAGAATAACCTATCATTTATTCAGGGTTGTATCATTAAGTATATTTGCAGATTCGATAAAAAAAATGGAGTCGAAGATTTGGATAAGATTATCCACTACTGCGAATTACAGAAAGAATTATTGCAAAATAAAAAATAAGGAATATGAAGCACCTATGAACTTCACTTATTTAATTTATTCAATTCTTATGTTATATTGGACAACATTAATTTATTTAACAAGTAATACTTATTTATGATTTTAAGTTTATTAAATAACCCACTTACAAAATTAGCAGTTGGTAAAGTAACTGACCATTTTAAACACAAAGCAGAAAAAGTTAAAACAATAAGAGCAGCAGAAATAGAAGCTGCTAAAGATGTTGATATAACAAGAATTAAAAGCCAAGATAAAAGTTGGAAAGACGAAATATTAATGGTATGGCTTATATCAATGTTAAGTACAGGCTGGTTTGAAAGCACTAGAGATAACTTTGAAGAATGGGTAAGAATAATAAATGACTTACCGGATAGTGTTTGGTATTTAGTTATTATTGTATTTACTGCAACATTCTCAACTAAAATGACAGATAAGGTTTTAAACCGAAACAAAAAGAAGTAATATGTCCGAATGGACAAAATAAAAGTTGATGCAGTAATCACAGATTTAGAAATACAATTAGAAACACATAACAACCCACTAGGTTCGTTTATTAATTTTAAATTTATTGATTTATACCCAAACTTTCCTAAAGTTAATGACATGATTGCAGAGATTAAAAAACGAGGAGATGTTGATTTAATTAACTTTGAATACTCTTATACAGGAATCCACGAAGATACAGATTTAAAATACTTTGATGTAACTAGACATTAAACTAGGGTGGTAAAGAGAGAGCTAAAACCACCCCAGCAAATCATTAAGTCTCCCTAATGACTTTATCTACTAACTGATAAACAAGAGGAGCAAACCTAATTCTCGTTAGTAGAATTTTGTTAAACCTTATTATTCAAAGTCAAATCTCTTTTTAACTCTGATTGTTTTAAACTTACATACCTATCAATATTATTGTAATGGTATCTAGCTTTAGTTAATTCCTTTTCAGCTATTGCATATTGTTCAACAACCTTTTTATATTCAGGGTCTATTCTAGCTTCGTGTTCTGCTTCAGACATAGTTTTAACTAATTTTTTATGTTTGATTACGCATTGGCTAAATATTCCTTTTTTACCCTCGTCTAAAATAATTACTTTCTTTTGCCACTCTGCCCATTCTTTAGATGCTTCTTCTAGTTTCTTATATAGTTGTTCGCTTAAATTCATTTCTTCTCCTGTAATATATATTTAAGTGTAGTTGTTGTTGGGTCAAATTCTAATTTGTTACAAGACATTAGTATTACAGATAAAAATAAAATTAATACTACTGATACAATCTTAATAACAAGTCTATTGTATTTTCTGTGAATTACTTTTCCAAATATAATCATGGGTATAATAACATCTCCTCTGCTTCTTTTTCTAATTGTTTTATTTGTTGTTTATAACTATGGTTTTCTTTTTCTAAAGCATCTACCTTTTTACTTAATTGTTTATGTTCCATATACATAGCTTGTAGTTCTTCTCTCTTAAAAGCGAGATCACGTTTTAATTGGTTAATCTCGCTAATAAGTTCTTTTGTCATAATTAAAATGGTATCTCATCGTCCATATCAGACATTTTCTCAACTGGTTGTGCGTGGTCTGGTGCAAATTGTTGAGCATGAGGTGGCATAGATTGACTTATAGGTTTCATGCCATCTACATTAGGTTGAGGTGTATATGGCTTAACCATAACCAAACAAATAATCTGTTCTAAATTACTTTTTGCATATTTAGGTGGATTATTCATTTCTTGGGTTTTCGTCATGTATTTCATAACATATCCAGCTTTACTATATTTCTGAACTTCAGGAGTCAAAAACCAATCATTAACTTGTGATAAGCTATACTTTCTTTTAGTTAAGCTGCAAGTAAATTTAACCTTACTAGCTTCTCCACTATATTCATATTTTGGACTCTGATTTCCAGTTGGAAATAATCGCATTGATAAACCACAAAAGGGTAAATCAAATTTATTTTTTTGATACATTTTTTCCTCGTTTTAGTTGATTGTATTTTCTCACTTGTTCATTAAAAAGAAGTTCTGATTTATGACAACTTAATAAACCAAGAAATGCTTTCAAGTGTTCTTTTTTATATAAGATATGTCTAGCTTCAAAATCTCCACTATCTTTAGGAAGTCGAACTAAATACATCTTATTTATTTTTTTACCAGTTTGTTCTTCGTATGCTAATTTATAACCATGCAACTGATGAACCATGTTTATAAACACTCCTTTAGAAGTTTTTATATCTATTAACCATAGATTATTCTCTGAATCTTTGGCTACTAAATCTAAAGTTCCACAATACCCTCTTTCAGAGTAAAGTATTTTTTCAGACTCAATAACTTTTAGTTTATGTTTTGTCCAAAATCTCTTAAACTTTTCAAAGCAACCTTTTATAATAGGGTCTTCAGGGTCAGTAAATTTCTCTCCCTTTAACCACATCTCACAAAACTTATGCACCATAGAGCCAATATTTAAAATATTATCTCCTTGTTTTTTTGCATTAGATTTTGCGTTGGTTACAATGGTTTCTATCTTATCAATAGAAATACCTTGTCTTTCCATTTCTTCTTTAATTGCTTTTACTTGATTAGCAATTTTCCAATTCTCTAACATTGGACTTGCTAATTTACCAAGAATTGTACTCATACCCACAACATACTGATCGTTATGAATATAAACGTGTTTTTCTTGATTAAACTCTATCTTGAATCCATGCTCTGTTGTTACTAAAGCCATTCTCTCTCCTTTTTGTTAATAGTGTTAAGTTCTTATTTTGTATCGGTTTAACCCAATAGTCAAACGAAACATTAAAGTAATCGGTCAAAGCTAGTAGGTTTATTGGATTAATAAGATTCTGGCCTTTCTCATATTTTTGAATCTGCTGGAAAGTAACAAAAATTGATTTAGCAACTCTTGTCTGTGTCATCTTATTAACCAATCTTATTTTCTTTAGCTGCAATCCTATAATATGAGTTACAACCTTATCATTATGTTCTTTGCTAATATTCCATTCTTCTAGCAAGTTATTTATAGAAGTGTTTATTTCTTCTATGGTATTATTTTTTTTCATAAAATCCCCATTCTTCCTTTTGTGTTTGTGTTAATTGATTAAATGATTCTTTAAAACATTTGTTGCATAATAGACAATCGCTAAATACTGATTGGCTACCATAAAACCAAGCTAATTTTAAAGCATCGGTGGTAAAACATTTAGCACATTGATAAGCTAAAATTTTATTTCTTGTTGATGGTTTAGGCATTAGTTAAGTACCGAATGTCCTCTCGATAAAACGCATTTTCTCATAATTGATTCATATTTGGTATCCATTGTTGGACTAACTGACCAATACAAAATATTACTAAAAAAATTAGTGTTTTCTTTTGCTAGTGTTTTACAATGTTGCAAATCGTTGGTTATTTCTTTTGCCTGATCTGTATTAAATGTTCCTGATCTTCCAGCAGTATCAATTATGGGTTTATAAGCACAAGCATTAAGTAGAGTGCATAATAGCCCTAGTGTTAGTATTGTTTTTTTCATATCTTTATATCCTCTCTCTAAAGAACTGGTTGATGGTACTTCACTTGATGAAGTTTAAAAGCCAAATCCTTTTTCTTTTGTTTCAAATGGAACAATTTTTCCAATAGCACCTTTTCCTTGTGTGTACTCTTGTCTAACTGCTCTTGTAGGCGAAACATTTTTT